CTTGAGGCTGCTGATGAAGAACTCCATCATCACGCCCTGCCCGGTCTTGCTGAACTGCAAGGTGTCGTACATAGCGTCAGCGAACTGCGAGTACCAGCACACAAGGCGCAACAGCTTCTCCTCATCGTACTGCTTGGCCAGGTGCTTGTGCAATGCACTGCGCTTGTTAAGCATCATACGCTGAACATCCGCCGCCGTAGCGTTGGGGAACTTGGTCATAATGCGGAACAAGTCCCGACGCCATAGCAAAGTGTCTACGTCATGCACTCGTGAGATGATGCGGAACTCAATGTACTCGTACTTGATATTGAAGGCCACGTATCGCTCATCACGGGCAAGGTACTTGTCTGACTTGGCGTAGGCACGCGACCACCGCGATGTAGCACGCTTGCGGTACAATGCCACGAACAGCGGCATAAAAGCGGCGTACTGCTTGAACAGGTCGCTGCCTGAAGTGCCGCGCTTGCCGAAGTTGATATGCCCACCGCAATTCGTTGAGGATGTGGCGTTGATGTGGTCGCGCAAAAGTTGGCTGTTCGCAATATCGTCGTCAAGTTTGGAACTAAATAGGTCGTACACGGGTGACACAAGTTCAAAGCCCGTGTCGCTGTCAAGTGAGCCGTCGTGTTCACGCGACCAACGAGTGCGGTCTACCTCACTCAAGTCGTACTCGCTGAACATATCGGAGTCCTCTTTCTCAACCTCAAACCCAATGGTGAACAAGGTGTCCGAAGTGCTGAAGTCCTCGCGCGGGCCGCCATGGTACTCGTGGTTGTCATTCGCAGGCTCATCGGTGCGGTACTCATCAATGCCTTCGTGCCAGAATACGTACTCACCCGCATCACTTTCGTGGTAGTATTCTTGTACGTCTGCGGCATAGATGGAATCTTCCTGCCAGATGTACTCGCCGTAGCAGCTCCCCCCACCGCAAAGCACGTAGTCATCCTCGTCAACGGACTCGTGTAGGTACAGGTCGCCACCGATTTCTATTACAAGGTCTGACCACTCGTCGTCAAGTAGGACAACTCGCTCTACTGATGCACGGTGTCCGCGCCCATTTCGCACTAACGCAGTCGTGGTGTCAACGCGTCGCGCCCATTGTCCTGCAAACTCGCTTGGCTCGGTGAGCATACGGCATTCCGATTCTGGTAATTCTCTGTCGTCGTAGGTAGTAACCATATTCGTTTCGTTTGGTGTTAATGTTTCATCTTGCGCAGGAGTGGCGGCGCTTACAAGCGTAAGCCACTCATCCACATATACCCACCCCTCCATACCACGAATTGAGTATCGCGGAGCGTCGTCAGTCCCCTTGAAGGAGTTAAGGATTACGCCTTCGCGTCCCTGGAACTCACGCATGGGTTCAGCAATGTTACACGCGCCGTGGTAAGGCGCGTTGAGGTCAAGGCGAACTACGTCGCCGATATTAAAAGTGCTCATTTCACATCAAGAATTTTTGCCCACGTATTGCACCTCGTGGGCATAGGTGTTTCGTGCATCATCAAGCCTTGCACGATTAGGCTTTGGGGGTTGCTTGGTCATGAACCAACGCACTCACTCAATCAAAACAAACACAAAAAGTTTGAGCAGTGGGCAACCCTTACGTTATACGTTACTTACAAAAGCGTTGTATTGCTCGTTAGTGATTGTTCGGTAGCTAATTATCGTTCCGAACTCATCATTTAGCGTAGCCATATACTTGTCTTTGCCGTCGTCCAACATGAAAACACACGTGCTTCTTGCGTATAGTATGACTCTGCCCTTGGTGCTGAAGATTTTGTACATTTCTTCCTCATCATTCTCAATCCATTCCAAAATCGCAATTATTTTGTTGCGCTCATCGTTCGTTAGCTCGCTTGTGCCTCTGCCGCCGCGAACTTGTTGGTACTCAAGTTCAAGTTCTTTTATTCGTGCCGCAATTTCTGCAATCGTTTTCATAGTTCAGCTTGTTTTGTATTTATTCCAACCAAGAGATTCATCGCTTGTCAAATCGCAAGCAATCTCAATGTTGTTTAAGTTAGTCCAACATTCATCCGACGTTTCGCTTGGGCGTTCAAAATGCTTTTCAAGTTGTTCTTCGTAGATGAACTTTCGGATTATGTCAAGGTCATCTTTCACCATAGCAAGTCGGTGCTTTAGTGATTCTATTTCAGTTTTCATAGCAATTAGATTTTGGGCTCCGTTACCAGAGCAATTACATAACAAAAAAGAATCACAAGCAACGCGCCTGCAATTCCGATGCCGAGGTCAGACGCCCCGACAGCTAAAAGAATATCGTTCATGGTTTCTACTTGATTAGGTCGGCTATTACGTTAGGGTCAATCGTTCCGTACTTTTTGCGTACTTGGTTTAGGTACGCTTGAGCGTCCTTAAACGCTTCGCTTCTCTCGTCTGCATACATATAGGCATGGGTAGCCATACGTATGCGCTGTATCTCGTTCACGGCCATGTGTTGGTGTGTTATGTGTATATGTGTGTGCATCTCGCGCCCTGCACACTTGGGCGTTGTGGGTGTCCGTGTTGCGAACACGGCGTAGGCACGCTGCACACCCCATACGTAGGGGCATAGGTATCCCCTTCGTGTCCGTTTTACGTGTGGTCGCCACATATCCCGTAAGTGTGTGAGCCTAACGTCTGCGCTTGGCTCGTCGGTCGTGTAACTGCTCAACCCTGCGCTCCTCGCGGCGGTCTATGCGACCTGCTACGAACAGCTCAACAGCATCTGCTTTGCGCTTACCACGCACTTTGCGCTCGGTTCGGCGAAGTGAAGTGCCGCCGTCAAGCGACGGCGCACTTTGCACACGGACTACGCACTCGGTGCCGTAGCGTGAGGGGTCGGAGTGGGTGGTGTACCGGCTCATTGCTCAAAGGTGTTGAGGTCAACGAGGGCCGCCTTTTGGGCGGCGCGGTTGCAGTACACGTCTGCCTGGCCTCGGATGATGTCTGCCCATTCGGGTGAGCCGTCTGCATAGGCGGCAGTGAGGCGGTCGCGGAACCCGGCGTAAGATGCGAAGGCGTCGGTGGCGAGGAAGTCATCGTACAAGTCAAGCACGAAGTCAATGCCCATGCTGCGCTCAAGGGCTGAAAGGGCGGTTGCGATTTTCTTGTTCATGGTCGGTCGGTTTTTGGTTAGTCGGTTGAACAATGCAAACGTATAACGCCAATGTTAAGTGGGCGTTAAGGATACGTTATCTTTACGTTAAATCTTACATTCGTAAGATTTCAACTGCGCGCGTGTAGCGCGTACGTATGTAGCTTACGTATGCGTGCGCCCCGCCGCTCACGCAGGAACACGGCAACCGAGCCGAAAGCCCCTCGCGCGTTGAGCAGCCATAGGCTGCGAAAGCGCAAGCGTGTCCACGCGCACGCGCCTTGATTGCCGAAGGCAATGTTAAGCGAAGGTTACGAAATGCAGGCTTGATTTGAGGCCGTTTTTAGGCCGTTTGCCGCCGGTTGGGGTGGTTTTGAGCCGACCATACAGCCCACCACGAGAAAATAGTTTAGTATCCCTCCTTCCCTACGGAAAGGAGGGTAATAAACTAAAAAAAATTGACATATCCAAACCGAAACCAAAAAGATAACGAAACCTTAACGATTTGGTAACATTGGAAAGGCTGTTGGAACACAGATGTTGGAACACGAATCTCACGTAAGGCGTGCGGGCACACACGGGCGCACACACCCAGGCGCACACCCGCCCGGGCGCACGCGCACAGGGTGGGTGATACCCACCCCCTATTATCTTATCTTACCCTACCGAGCGCACGCAGCGCGTACGTATGCAGGCGAGCGCGTACGTAGGCGAGCGCGTACGCACGTGCGCGAGTGCGCGCAGGCGCGAGTGCGCGCAGGCGCGAGTGGGCGCGCGTAGGCACACACGCACACACACGTAGGCACACACACGCACACACGTAGGGAAGATTTAACGAAAAGATAACATTGGTTAACGTTGGGATAACATTGGGCGCGTAGGTTTGCTGAACTAATCAAAACCCCACAGAAACCATGACCAACGAGCAAAAATTTAACATTGAGGTAACATTGAAGTCCGCCGAAATTCTTAAGGCGTATGCACAAGGCGGCGACAAGCGCACAGCGTGCGAGCAAGCGGCCGCCCTTGCCGTGAGCGTGTACGAGCGATTTGCGCCCGACCACGAGGGGTGCGATGCGCTTGGGTGCGGAACCACGCACACTTGCGAGGAGTGCGGATACGAGAGCGAAGAATCTGCAATTGCTAACGTGGAGCGGCACTCTGAACTCGTGGAGCACTTGTACTACATCGGCGAAATGCTGTACGAGGAAGGTATCTACGAGAAGGGCTACGACCGACTACACGACTACTTCGGACACTGCGCATACAACTGCCTGCTTGACCACATAGCGCACATAGCGGGTATAGCGTGAACCACCACCGCCGACCTTTAGGCCGCCTTCGGGCGGCTTTTTTTTTGCCCTTTTTTTGGCTTCTGCGGCACTTTCTGCCCTTGTGTGGGACTCTGCCCTATGCGTGCCCCTTTCGGGGCTTCTGCGTGGATTTTTTTGTGTGGGTGATTTTGTGGGTGGGGTGTGTTCGCCCCCTCTGTACGTATGGCGCGCGGAATCGTGCGGCTGTCAGGCGCCCACCTGCGTGCATCCCGGGCGCACAACGTGCAAACGCCAGAATGTGTGTGCGTTTACGCATTATGCGCACCCCCGTGTATGCGCGCTGCGCGTTTGGGTGCGTGCGTGCCCACGTCCCTATGTGTATGTTCTCCCCAACCTCCACATGACTCAAAAATTTTTCCCGGTATTTTCGTTGTTTAGAACCGTTCTAAATAGTGCGTCTTTGGGCTGTGATGATGGTGTGGCGCGAGACGCTTGCTTCAGCTGGCGTCGCAGCGTCGTTCGGCAGTTACTATCGTATGACAGTTGGCGCAGCGGATTTGGCATTTGCGTATTTCGGCTTTGATGACCTTGATGGAATTTCCGCAGTAAATCATGGAGGAGACGTCGTTCTTTTTGTCGGACAGGTGGTCGAACTGAAGGACGCGTGGGTCTGTTATGCCGCAGTCTGTGCATTTGCCGTAGCGGCGTTTGTATCGGTCTACGAATGCTCTGTTGCGGTCACGTTGTGATTTGTTCTGTGCTACGCGAGTATGGCTGTTGGAGGAGTACCACGAGGCTGACCTGCGCGCAGAACAGCTTTTGCATGACGACTGTAGGCCGTCTGATTTGCGTTTGTTCTTGGAGAACTCTGTGAGTGGCTTTATGGTATCGCAGCCAGGACAGCGTTTGTTGCTGTTATTGGGTGATGTCATAGAAGAAGTTGTCATCGTCGCTTGTAGCCCATTTGTCGTGGCTTTCACAGTGATACTTCTGCATATTCAATTTGTAGTCTGGCTTTTTAGCAAATGGTTCTGACACCATGCTTGGTTCAGCCCATAGTATTCTATTGTTGGGGTATGCACAAAAGTATCCGTCTAGGAGTTCTATGATGTGTGCTGCTTTGTGCTGTGATGGTTCTTCTGAGAAGGAGGTTGATATTCCTTTTGACATATCTGCATCCCAGTCTACTGTGAATCGGTATATACCTTCTCGTTTCGTTCCGTCTTTCATCATTACCTGGCATCGTTTCCCTTTCAGGAACATGAACTGTGTTACGTGTGGGCTGTATGAAAAGCAGTCCCAAAGCTGTAGTACGTGAAATGGAAGAGCTGGTGCTTCTGGTTTGTTGAACGGTACTAGTGCTGAGATTGGTATCTTGTCATATATGGCACCTATGTCTGTCATTACAAGAAAGAGCATTGCCGTGTTTTGTAGGCTTTTGATTGCAAATGCGGTACCCTCTACTAGTTCACCGTGTCCTGATTCAAGGTTGCATAGGTACTCTTTTCGTATGTAGCACTCTATCGGCGGTATGTTCACGTTCATGCTATAAATATAGCTGTCATTGACCGCATTGGTGCAATGATGTACAAAAAAAATAGGCTGCTCACGTCAGAGCATAGTGCGCCTGTATTGTTTGTACTTCGGTGGTTCTGCGGCGGTGTGTCGCTGGGTTGGTGTGGCGTAGTGGTGCCAGTGTCCTGCGTTCGTTTTGCTCTCCGTTGCTCTGCCCCTGTTTTGAGACAGGGGCGACGCTAGTGCGTCGGCGATGTCGGGTGTGCTACCGCGGTGTCCTTCGACTGGAGCGAAGTTAGTTCATATTTTTCGTAAAGTCAATAGCTGAAGCATGAATTTGCAATATTTGCAAAAACTTATTTCAACCAACTGTAGTACTGCTTGGTGCGGCTAGCGCGGTCCTCAAGACCGTGCGTGCCGCCATTTATCTTCCGAGTAAGCAATAGGATGGTCTCGTCGCTGACGCCCTTGTCGCAGATGTCCCACAACTTGTTACGGTCAAAGAAGAAGCGAGCGCTGTCGAATGCGTGCTCAGTAGCAACAGCATCTGGCTTCTCCAACAGCTCTGGTTTCTTCAGCCACTTAGCAAACGCCTCGTAGTTTGACTTGCCCGTCAACTGCAGTGCACCACGACCACGGTACTTCCATCCATCAAACGTAGCCTCGTCACCGTTGCCCATACGCGAAGCATATACCCTAGAGGCAATGCCAACAGCATTACGTGCGTACTTGTCAGCCAATGTCTTCGTGGGGAAGTACTTCTTGAAAATCTTCATAAGGCCCTCAGAAGAGTAGTTGAGGTTCTCAGAGAACAATCTGAAGCCACCCGTCTCATGAGCCGTCTGTCCGAAGAAGTGTGCTGCGCGCTCCGGTGACATACCATAGTGCTTCGCTGCTGCACGCAACGTGGCAGGACCAAACTCGCCATCAGCTTTTACACCGATAGCTTCCTGTAAATTCTTTAAGCTCATCGTCCTTGTGCGTTATATGGCTTGGAGTAGTTCTTAGATGACTTGTTATTGGAAGCCTTCTTGGAGTGCTTCCCGCGTTTCCTACTCTTGCTTATGAATTTCGCAACAGTCAATACCTTACTGCCCTTACCAGCCATCGTTCACGTATTTTGTTAAAGTGTAAATCTACTAACTTTGTCTCACTTACTAGGTTATGAGAAACAGCAAACCACCCAAGCGCCCAGCGGGAATGACCCCAGAAATGGAGAAGAAGCTTCGTGCTGAGTTCGCCAAATTCGGGAAGAACCAGGCTATTAAGTCGGTCAATCCGATGGTGGGCGCCATGGCCGGTCGAGCCGGCCTGGCAGCCATAGGACGCGCTATGGCTACATCTGGACCGCAGCGTGAATTCGAGAAGCAAGTGCCTCAGGAAATGCGCAAGTTCATGGAGTTCGCAGGAGGCCTACGTGACAACCTAGGACTGCGTGGACAAGTACGCCCAGTCAACAGCAAAGAGATTGCCGACATGGCACGCCGATATGCCGAGAAAGACAAAAGCGTGCTGCAGGAAGTTGGTAAGCTCACCCCCCGCCAACAGCAAATGGTACGCGACGAGATTGCTCGCCAGTACCAAAAGGTTACACCAATGGACAAAGCAAAGTCCCTGGTGCGTAAAATAGACCGTAAATTAGACCCAGCCAATACCGGACGCACTGGCGCTATCGGAATAGGTGTAGAAGAACAAACCCCAACAACTCAACTCGACGAAGTAACAGTTATGAAATCCAAGAAGTACGCTACGGGAGGCGCCCTTAAGCCCGTCCCCTCAGAGAAGAAAGGCCTCGCGAAGTTGCCCACCGAGGTTCGCAACAAGATGGGCTACATGATGGGCGGCGGTAAGCTGGGCATGATGTACCAAAACGGAGGAAAGACCGCCGACCAGAAGTTCAACGCAAACGCAAAGGCTCGTGAGATGGAGAACCTGACCGAGATGCGCAACGCATTGAAGAAGTCTGACCCGGACGCACTGGCAGCATTTGACCGCAGCCTCAAGGCTAAGGGCATGATGGTTGCCAAGAAGCCCGTCAAGAAGATGGCCCAAGGCGGTATGCTCAAGAAGGCAGGAGCTCCGAACCCCCTGAACCCCACCAAGGACAACAACAGCTTCATCTCTAACGCTGTTGACATGAGCCCCTCAACGAAGAAGCAAATGCAAGCTCTTCGTCAAGCCATGATGTACTTCACCGGCGTAAGCCCCAAGAATAAGTAACAATGGCAAAGCAGTGGATTCAAAAGGCCCTGGCCGACCATAAGCCCGGAGCGCTTCACAAAGCGCTCGGGGTTAAGAAAGGCGAGAAGATTCCATTAGCCAAGCTGAAGGCTGCAGCAGCATCCAAAGGCAAGGTGGCAAAGATGGCAAATCTGGCAATGACGCTACGCAGCTTCAACAAGAAATAACAATCCATATATTTGTAAGACAAAACAAAGTGATGAAAAAGTACCGCACCACCAAGAAGTATGCAAACGGAGGAAAGCCCCCGGTTGACGAAAAGAAGAAGCCAGTAGTAGTAGCAGGCGCTACCGTTACTGCACCCAAAGGAGGAGGAGTCAAAATGCAGACCTACGGAACCGCTGACTACAATAAGCGCCGTGAAGAGCTGATGACCCAGAAGGCACAGGCTTACCTGAAGAAGAATCCTAGCGTAAGCAAGACCATTCCGGAAGTAGAGCGTAAAATGATGCAGGACGAGGTTCGCGCACAGCTCACCAAGGAAGGAATTCGCCAACCCGGAATGATGCTCAAAGACACCGGTCGTCGACTGACTCCAGAAGAAGAGAAGATTGCACGAGCTCGGATGGGCCGCAAATAAAAAAGGGGGCTTAGGCCCCCTTCTTCTTTTCTACAAGGCTACCCTTTAGAGTGCCGCCTCGCACGAGGATGTATAGGACATCGTAGTCCTGGAAGTGGAAGAAGTACCCTACCACCGCATCCTTGCCAAGGACATCTTTTGGAATCTCGGTGAAGCTGTCGCATTCATCGGCTAATGACACCGCAAGGCTGTGTGATACGAAATCATCGTTGATGGTGAAGTCGTACACGCCTTGTTCTACTTGCGTCATGTAGATGCCGTCAAGAGACTTGGGAGGCTGCTGAGAGAAAAGAGAGAGGCTGGCGACCAGCAGGGTTGAAAGAAGTGTAGTTTTCATGGTTGGTAAATTGAAGTTGACTGCAATACTACGAAATCAAAAAACGTCAGTCAATACCCCAGGGTGAAAAATGTCTAAATTTGCTCTTATGTCGTACCCCTTTCTAAAGAAAGAAAAATGAAGAAGTACCGAACCAAAGCCTACAATGAGGGCGGATATATGGAGTCAGAGCAGGAAATCGAGGTCATGAACCCCGACCTGATGATGGCCGTAAAGCAGATTCAAGCATCTGTCAAGGCCACAGGTATGGCTCCAGCGTACTACAAAATCAAGGCTTCCTACTCCTCCGAAGAAGGTGAAGACAAGTAAGTATTACGCCAGTAATGCAAAAGCTCGCGCCAAGAAGGCTGAGTACGATACCGAGTATCACTCAACCAAAGAGCGCAAGAAATACCGTGCGTACCTAAATAAGAAGAACCGCGACGCGGGCACCTACGGAAATGGGGACGATAAGGACTACGACCATGACGAGCGCCGCATGATTTCATCATCACGCAACCGAGCAAAAAAATAACACCAAACAAAATGACCGGAGTAGAATTTGAGGACTGGCTGGAACAGCTAGAAGAAGCCAAGCAGCCTACCTGCAACATTGAGAACCCCGAAGATTGCGAAGCTTGTGGCAGCTAATACCAAACTAGGTGAGATGTATCGTTCGGTCTGTGCATACCCAGGCCGGCCGGGATTCTACACTTCTGACAAAGGAGCAGACCACGACTACATCGACTCCTACTATGCAGCAGAGTTCGAAGGAAAGCGAGAGAGCGTATCAAACGTGCTCGAGCTTGGCGTGCAGTGGGGAGGAAGCCTGATGCTCTGGAGCTCATGGTTTCCAAATGCTAAGGTCATTGGACTTGATATCTATGAGGGCGTGCCTCAGCACTACGATGAGATGCGAGGAGACCGCGAGTTTCCAAATGTGGAGATACGCATACAAGACGGATATGCAGAGCCGGTTATCGCCGAGCACGAAAACGACTTCTATGACTACGTTATTGACGACGGCCCTCATAGTCTTGCAAGCATGGTGATTGCTATCCACCGTTGGCTTCCTAAGGTTAAGCCTGGAGGAAAACTAGTTATCGAAGACATCCAGGATTGCAAATGGTTTGAGAAGCTAGAGAAAGAAGTTGAGCTCTCTGGCATACCTGCCGAATGCCGTAGATTTGATTTCCGAAAGAACAAGAATCGTTCTGACGATATGATTTTTGAAGTCACCAGGAAATGAACCTAAAGAAGCTCAACAAGAACGTGATGGTGAAGGCCCCAGAGGGCTATCACTGGATGAACGACGGAAAGGGTCGCTTCTACCTTATGAAGCATTCTGGAAAGTTTGTCAAGCATCCTGGAGCCAGCCTTGAGGCCCCGTTCCGACTTGTCTCTCATGACAAGCCTGGAACGGCCAAAGAGAAGATGGCTATTGGGGCTCTGGTACGGTTGAAGAAACCTTAAGGGGCTCTTCTCCGTAAAGCTTACGATACATACGGGCCACAAGCAGGCGCGCCTTTTGCGTAAGCGCATACCGCACCCTGTAGTTGAACTTGTTCTCCTCCCTGAAGAAAGCTGCAGCTATCTCCTTGTTGTTTGGAGTGAGTTTGTCAAAGTGTGCATATATCAGGCCATCGTTAACCATCTTATAGATTTGCTTTTTCCTCAGCTGTGTTTCGCTGCGCATCATGCCCTTGGCTAGGTACTCAATGGTCCAGAACTCAAGGTCATAAGCAAACAGAAGAAGCTCAACCTCTGCTGCGCCAAGGCCGTAGTTCTCTTTCATGTCTCGGTATAGAAACGTCAAGTACTTCAGGTCGTTTCTCTGGATGAACTTAGGGTCAATTTTGGAAAATTCCCTGAACAGCTTCTTTCGGCTGACAGTAGTCTTGGGCATATCAGTATCTTTGTTTCAAAAGTACTATTATGGGAAGTCTTAGCGGAACTAAAATTAAAGACACCTTTGGCCTGTTGCTGAAGATGGCCACCTCTACGGTGTCTGCGTCTGAGCAAGTCGTACAAGACGGCGAGGGAAACAATACGGCCCTAAAGCTCTCCACAGACACGGTTGAGTCAACTGGTGACTTCAAGTGCACTGGCACGATGACCACATCTACTACTGATGTTCAAGCACTTATGCTTAGTTCAACGGGTGTGTTTGTGAAGCGCAACCTCAGCACCAATCCAATCGGAACTACGTCTGTCACTGCGAACTCTCCACTTGGTGCTACCGGAAGCACTATTGGAGTGCTTCCTGCAAGTTCCCTTGTGCAATTGACCTCACAGCAGACGGCAACCATAGACAAGTTCTTGATTTGGGACGAGTCGTCTAGTTCCTACAAGTACATAGATGCCGTCAACTTGGCTGACTATGTAATCAACAGTGGAGCAACTGCAATCCCTGCAATGTTCATTGCTAAGCCTCAAGCGACCACGGCGCTTAGTACGGCAAGCGCATTCATTGCATTTGCAGAAATTGCAAATCAGCCAGCAACCGGAGCTACCGACCCAGCTACTTCCTGTGTGGCCCTTGGTGGTGTCTTATCAGCTGTTTCGCTTGTTGACTTTGGTGGCGGTTCCCGAAACAACATTAGGATTAGCACTCAGGGAATGTATAGACTTGAGTCTACTACTGAGATTATTGTTGCCGCAGGAACGCCAAACACTACTGTTCAGATATATCTAAACGATGGAGCTGGAAGTGCGGTGCTTATAGAAGAGACACAGACTAATGCCACTGTTGGTAAACACTCAGTGACAATGGTGTATTACTTTTACGCTGACTCAGGAGTGCCGTATGACGTTGGCGTCAGAGTATCTTCTACAACAGCCGCAACCCTCGGCCTTCAATCTTCGTTTAGCGTTACTAAATTAGGGGACGTAGTATAACGCCCTATGACCAGAGAAAAGCGAATCGAAATGTTCATCCTCGTAAGAGAGAAGATGGATGAGATTGCCGACATTATCAAAGACAATAATGCTGGACCAGAGTTCATGGCGACATACTGCTTCGGTCTAGCCTGCGACGACGATAACGAAGACAGTCCAGAGAGCTACGAATTCCTAGCTGGATACAGCGTGGACGGTGGTGAGGAGTTGAATATCATGTTCAATGTTATGGCCCATAGCTTTGCGGCAGAGCAGGACGAAGATGACGACGACGACGAACCAACCAACTCAATTGAATACTGGTTGAAGAAATAATGAAATTCAAATGGAACTTATCAGAAAAATCATCGTGGGGCAAAACCCCAAGGACGCCATGGCGTACTTCGTCGGTCAACGGACTGGCGATGCCGTAGTCGATTCAATCATTCAGGACGAACGAGCCCTATCAGTGTATGGGATTCGTCGATATCTTGTCTACATTTACAATTCCGAAAAGGGCACCATGCTCTGGAAAACCATAGACGATATGCCCTGTTTAATTGAACACGATTGCGACTTCTAATGAAACCAATTAGATACTTCATAGTACGAGTACCAAAGCCCGTAAAAGACACTATAGAGATTGCGGGCAAAGAGATGTACTTGGATACCAAGTTCAATGAGTTTGCTCACCGCGCAGTAGAGGGCGAAGTCATTGGAGTGCCTCAGCGATACAAGACCGATGTGTCTGTTGGAGATACATTGTACTTTCATCACCACGTTTTGCTTGGGGGAAATCACCTTGTATACGGAAACCAGAAGTTTGATGAGGCAAAGCATCGCCGAGGACAGTTTGTATTTGAAGACGATAGCCTGTACTATGTGTGGTGGGATGGCGGTAACGACCCGCACAGCTGTCAAGCGTACGCATACAAGAGCAAAGAGACCGGAGAAGTTCGTCTTCTTGGTCCGTGGATATTCCTTAGTCCAGCAGAGCAGGACTATGAGCTAAAGAGTGAGACACTTGAACTAGTTCAATCAAAGAAGTCATACAACCAGTACGGATACATCCGTTATCCATCACAGATGCTGGAGGAGCTCGGCCTCAAGCCGGGCGACAAGGTATTCATTCAAAAGAATGCTGACTACGAAATGGAAGTAGACGGAGAGCGTCTGTATCGGGTAATGCTATCTCACATCTATGCCCAGGTCCAAGAATAGCTTTGACAACGTAGGAACGGCAAGCCGTCTTATGTCTGCAATGGAGATTGCCATTGAGAACATGATTCAGGAGATACAAAAGCCCGTGGACCAAGAACTGTCTGGCTCTCAGAGAAAGGCAGAGCTACAGGCTATCAAGCAAACTGCAATTGACGCTAAAGAACTGATTGTTGAACGCGAGAAGCTACAGCTTCTCATAAGACAGCTGCACGATAGTGGAGAAATCAAAGAAGAGCGAGACTACTCAGGAGGATTCGCAGAACAATTCTCAAAATAGCGACTGGGTATTTATCTACTGGGATAGCTGATGGCCGGATTAGTCGAAATAGAAGACGAGGTAATCGTCAACATTTGTTCCCAAGGAACGGCTGGGGACATTGTTGTCTATGGAGACCTGGCCATTCAGCTTCCCAAGAAGCCCAAAAAGCAAGACATTCTATTCCACGACCTTCCTAAGGAGCAGCAGATGTGGGAGCGCACTGAGCTCCCTGAAGAGCTCAGGAAGGTGAACTCCATGGAGGAGTGGATGACGATGCCAGAAACCTTTAGAAAGAAGTACACACCTTACATTGCCCAGGAATATGAAAGACGAAGAAGTGGAGTTTGGTTCTTCAACAACGGAGTACCTACTTACATCACCGGAAACCATTACTTTTTTCTGCAGTGGGCCAAGATTGACGTGGGGTACCCATCTTACCTTGAGTTTCAACGTCAGCTATTCATACACCTAGAGGCCTGCAACGTAGACCCTCGCTCACTTGGGCAGGTGTACGTGAAGTGTCGACGCTCTGGGTATACCAATATGAGCGCTTCAACCCTCATCAATGAGGCTACCCAGGTGAAAGAAAGGCTGTTGGGTATCATGTCCAAGACAGGAGGTGACGCTCAGGAGAACATCTTCATGAAGAAGGTGCTGCCAATCTACAAGTCGCTGCCTTTTTTCTTCAAGCCTATCCAGGATGGTACCACAAATCCACGGATGGAGCTTGCTTTCCGTGAGCCATCCAAGCGAATCACCAAGAACAACAAGACATCGCAGCGCGGAGACGCACTGAATACGGTAATCAACTGGAAAAACACCACCAACAACGCCTATGACGGTGAAAAACTGCACATCTTGTACCTTGATGAGGCTGGAAAGTGGGAAAAACCGACCGATATCAGGGAATCTTGGCGCATTCACCGCACCTGTCTGCTTGTTGGTCGTAAAATCGTGGGCAAAGCCATAGTCGGCTCCACGGTAAACCCACTTGATAGGGGTGGCCGCCAGTTTCGTGACCTATATGACTCCAGCAATCCAAAGGAGCGCAACGAAAACGGACGCACAAAGAGCGGACTTTACTCAATCTTTATCCCGGCTTACGAAGCCATGGAAGGCTTCTTTGACAAGTACGGATATCCCATAGTGGAAGACCCAGAAACGCCAATTTTTGGCATAGAGGGAGAGCCAATAAGCATAGGAGCCAAGACGTTTTTGAAGAACGAGAGAAAGGCCCTGGCCAGCGACAGCTATGAGCTTAACGAAGTCATCCGTCAGTTTCCGTTCACCACTGCAGAGGCCTTCCGTGACAGCGCAAAGTCGTCGGTCTTCAACGTCCAGAAAATATACGAGCAAATCCAATACAATCAGGAGCTGTATCCAAACCCAGTGCTTGTTGGAAACTTCGTATGGAAAGACGGAAAGCAGGACACAGAGGTATATTTCAAGCCTGACGCAAATGGAAGGTGGCGAGTTACGTGGATGCCACCATTTGAGCTTCGAAACAAGCCGGGGCCCCAGAACGATTGGCTCGGAGTCGGCGGAGTTGACTCCTATGACATTGACGCTACCATAGATGGCCGCGGCTCTAAGGGCGCGTGCCATCTGTACAACAAATTCAATCTTCAGTACCCCGCAAATATGTTTGTTGCGGAGTATGCTTCCCGTCCACCGCTTGCTAAAATCTTCTATGAGGACGTGCTGATGGCGGCCAAGTTTTACGGATATAGTTTGCTGATAGAGAACAACAAGTACGGTATCGCTCGCTACTTTGAGCAGCGAGGATACGATAACTATCTGATGAACAGGCCAGAACACTTGGGTTCTGGATATGGCGGAGGCACAAAGACAAAGGGAATTCCTTCAAACTCGCAGGACATTATCCAGGCTCACGCCCAGGCTATCGAGGCGTTCATCCATTCGCACGTTGGCCTAAATGAAGAAAGCTTAGAATTCGGAAAGATGTACTTTGAAAGAACCCTCGAGGATTGGATTAACTTCAAGGTAGATGACCGTACTGCATTTGACTTGTCCATTTCCAGTGGCTTAGCTCTGTTGGCTGCGCAGGGAGCTACGGTCAAAAAGGAAAAGGCTGACTTCAATCTCAAGAAATTCTTCAGGCCTGGTCGGGTCATCATACGCTGAATCAAATAAGTATATTTGCATATTAGCCCGCAGTGGATATGCAAAGAGATTATACAGCAAAAGGCCAATCTACCTTTCCCGACCCGCTAGCGAGTACGGAAGAAAAAATGTCACAAAGCTATGGCCTTCAGTATGCAAAGGCCATGTACGCACAGTGGATTGGTGTTGACTACAACAACTCACTATACGGTCGTCGGTTCAATGAAATGCAGAACAACCGAGACTATGCACAAGGAACTCAGGATACGTCAATCTACCGACAGATTCTCAGCTCCTTGGATGCAAACAACGGAGACGGAACGATGCTTACGCTGGACTACACTCCAGTCCCCATCATCCCGAAGTTCGTTCGCATTGTAGTAAACAAGATTCTGTCGCGCAAGCCGTACCCTCAGGTTCAGGCCGTTGACCCCCTTTCTCGTAGCGAGAAGGACAAGAAAAAGAATGTTGCTATTCTGCACATTGAAAACAAGGATATTCTTCAAGAGGCAAAAGCCCTTGGTCTCCCCGTTAAAGTAGACCCGGATGCGCTTCCAGATACTCCAGAAGAAACGGAAATCTTCTTGGATACCAACGTAAAGACTGACGCAGAAATCGCCGCACAGTTAGCCACGGAGATGACTCTTACGTGGAATGACTTTGACGACGCTATCTACCGTCGCTGCGTTGAGGATTTGGTTAACTGTGGCATGGCTGTTACCAAGCGTACCAACGACCCTAACTACGGAATTCGTGAGCAATACGTAGACCCCGCATACTTCATTCATAACTACACGGATGACCCCAACATGACGGAGCTGACCTACGCTGGTCACTTCCGTACGGTCACCATCATGGAGCTCAAGCGATTGGCTGGAAACCAGTTCACCGAAGAGCAGTACCAGCAGATTGCTCAGACGGTTATGAATCGCTACGGGAATGACCCGTTGCGCTACGCTACTCAGGGGTACAACTACGAAACCATCAACAACCGATATCGCTACGGATACGACGAGTACAAGGTGCAAATCATGGACTTTGAGTTCATGTCTGTTGACGATATCATCTTTGAAAAGAAAGAGTCCAAGTTTGGAAACATTGGATTCTACTACAAGGGTCATGAGTACAATGCCCCGCAGCAATCAGTATTTGACCGTGAGGCAGTATACATGAGGAATGCCACCGTATACGGAGGCATATTCGTTATTGGAACTGAACTGATGTTCAACTACGGAGTTCAGAAGAACATCCCGAAAAACGTACACGATATCTCTCGTGCTCGCCTTTCATACTCTTGCGTAGCCACAAACCTACGTGGCATGATTCCAAAGTCTATGGTGTCAAGCATCATCGGCTTTGGCGATATGCTGCAAATCACTCACTTGAAGATTCAGCAGTCAATCGCTAAGGCTAAGCCTGATGGTCTCATCATTGACATCGAAGGACTTGAGAACGTACAACTCGGACGCGGTGGTGAACTGCAACCTCTGGAGATTCAAGATATCTACGAGCAGACTGGTGTATTCTACTACCGCTCAAAGAATCCAGAGGGCGGGTTCCAAAACCCGCCTGTCCGCGAAATCGGAAACTCCATCCGGAACATTGAGCAACTGGTTGGAATCTACAACCACTACTTGCGCATGATTCGCGATGCTACGGGAATCAATGAAGTTGTTGACGCAAGCACGCCTAAAGCAGACGCTCTTGTTGGTGTTCGCGAGCAGGCTATTGCTGCTTCTAACAATGCTACCTACGACATCACTCATGCTGCCCAGGTACTATACAAGAAGGTATGCGAGGACATCGTTAAGTGCCTTCAGGTGATTCCGCCGAAGAGCATCATCTACAAGTCCTACACCAATGCGATAGGAGAAACCAACATGGCTGTCCTTACGTCGTTTGACAATCTGTCGATGTACAACTTTGGTGTCATCGTGATGGGGGAGATGGACGACCGCGCTAAGATTTATCTTGAGCAGAACATCAACATGGCCCTTTCTCAGAAGGAGATTGACCTTGAAGATGCAATCGCTATCCGACAGCTAAGAGACCCAGAGCAAGCAGAGCGCTTGCTTGTCGTACGCCGTAAGAAGCGTATGCGTCAGCGCATGGATGAGGCAGCTCAGCAAGCCCAGCTTCAGGCTGATTCCAATGCTCAGGCTGCCCAAGTAGCCTCTCAAGCAGAGATTCAAGCAGAGCAGATAAAAGCTCAGCTTGAAGCTCAGAAGATTCAGTTGGAGACGCAATCAAAGGCTGAACTTATGGGACTTCAGCACACATACGATATGGAGCTACAGCGCCTCAAGAACGAGGCTGTTGTGGGCTCTCAGGTCGTGCGTGGTCAGGTTCAAGAGACTACTGACATGATGAAGGAAAACCGTAAAGATGCCCGAATCAATAAGCAAGCAGAGGCCCAATCTAAGTTGATTTCTCAGCGCCAAGGAGAGGCTCCGTCGTTTCAGCCCAGCCTAATGGATGCTCTAACTAATCAATAAATTTGCAATATGTCCTGTTGTACCGTAACTCCTACTGCAGTTGTAAGCATAGCAACTAGAGTTGACATTGTATGTTGGCGAGGTGACACATTTGTGCTTACTGCTACCATTGCTGATTCAAATGGTAACGCTGTTGACCTGAGTGTTTACACTTGGAAAATGGAGGTGCGAGAATACGACAATGGCCCGCTAGTTATTACTAGTTCAAACATCACCGTTACTGGAACAAGTCTTGGTGTTCTTACCGTCACCATTAGTTCTACGAATATGCTTGTAAACGCAGGAACTTACGTCTATGAAATTCAAGCTACAAACCCAACACCTAACCCAGATACCGTGACTACATACTTGTATGGTCAATTCACTGTAACTCAAGATATTGCTGCAAACTAACATGGCTGGAGAAGTTGATATTACCCTACCTGGGCCTCTCGTTGTAGAGATTACTAACAATGGAGTTCAACAGCTCCCTGGTTCAAAAGGAACCAAGGGAGCTAAAGGTGCTTCTGGTGGTGCGGCCGCAAAGGGAGACAAAGGAAATACTGGTGCTACTGGTCCTGCTGGACCTCAGGGAGCCACTGGTCCCACTGGTGCAACTGGACCAAAAGGCTCTGATGGTCCTACTGGTCCTACTGGCCCTACCGGCCCTAAAGGCGATACTGGAGCTGAGGGCCCAACTGGTCCTACTGGACCAAAGGGTTCTGATGGTGCAGCTGGACCTAAGGGAGACCAAGGACCCAAGGGAGCTCAAGGCCCTGCTGGAGACAAAGGACAAAAAGGACTAGGAGATAAAGGACAAAAAGGACGTGACGGTTCTGCCGGACCTAAAGGAGAAGTTGGCCCAAAGGGTGCCGCTGGTACTAACGGAGACAAAGGAAGTAAAGGAGAATTAGGAAACAAAGGACAAAAAGGACGCGATGGCTCTGCCGGCCCTAAGGGTGACCAGGGTCCTAAGGGAACTGCAGGCACCAATGGTGATAAAGGAAACAAAGGCGAACTTGGCACAAAAGGTGATAAGGGTCGTGATGGTTCTCCCGGTCCCAAAGGTGACCAAGGACCAAAAGGAACTGCTGGAACCAATGGCGACAAGGGAAACAAGGGTGAACTTGGCACAAAGGGAGCCAAGGGCCGTGATGGCTCTCCAGGCCCTAAAGGCGACCAAGGACCAAAAGGAGCTCAAGGAGAATTTGGCCAAAAAGGAGAAAAAGGTTTCGGAGAAAAAGGAGAAAAAGGTCGTACCGGAAATAAAGGAGCTCAGGGCCCTAAAGGCGAACAAGGGCCTAAGGGAGAAGTAGGACCTAAAGGAAGTACGGGAGCCCAAGGCGACAAAGGAGAAAAGGGCATCGGAGAAAAAGGTCAAAAGGGCCGAGACGGACAACTAGGACCCAAGGGAGAAGTAGGACCTAAAGGCGACCAAGGTCCAAAAGGTTCCCAGGGAAACACTGGCCCTACTGGAGACAAAGGAAACAAAGGTGAGCTTGGAACCAAAGGAGATAAGGGCCGTGACGGAAACAAAGGCGCTCAAGGACCCAAAGGTGACCAAGGTCCCAAGGGAGAAGTAGGGCCTAAAGGAAGCACTGGAGCCCAAGGAGACAAGGGTGAAAAAGGAATTGGAGAGAAAGGTCAAAAGGGCCGAGACGGACAACTAGGTCCAAAAGGAGAGGTTGGTCCAAAAGGTGACCAGGGAACCAAGGGCCCTCAGGGAAATACAGGTCCAACTGGCGATAAAGGAACTAAAGGAGACCTTGGAACGAAGGGTAACAAGGGTCGTGATGGCAACAAGGGCGCCCAAGGTCCGAAAGGAGAGGTTGGGCCCAAGGGAGAGGTTGGTCCAAAAGGTGAAGTCGGACCAAAGGGTGACACTGGCGCAAAAGGCTCACAGGGCAACACTGGCCCAACTGGAGATAAAGGAAACAAGGGTGACTTTGGCGATAAGGGCGACAAGGGTCGTGATGGCAATAAAGGAGCTCAAGGTCCTAAGGGAGACCAGGGACCAAAGGGAGACCAGGGACCAAAGGGCGACCAAGGACCTAAGGGAGACCAAGGACCTAAAGGTTCTCAAGGTAACACTGGTCCTACTGGAGACAAAGGGAACAAGGGAGACTTTGGCGACAAAGGTGACAAGGGTCGCGACGGCAATAAGGGCGCTCAAGGACCCAAAGGTGAAGTTGGGCCTAAAGGAGAGGTTGGCCCGAAAGGGGACCAAGGTCCTAAAGGTGACCAAGGGCCCAAGGGAGACCTTGGTCCTCAGGGAGATATTGGACCCAAAGGAAGCCAGGGAGACAAGGGCTCAACTGGCGCCACTGGCCCGATAGGACCAACCGGTCCTCTAGGCCCGCAAGGACCAAAAGGCGACCAGGGTCCACAAGGCATTGAAGGCCAGAAAGGCGAAAAGGGCCGAGACGGACAGCTAGGACCCAAAGGTGATACTGGTGCTCAAGGCCCCAAGGGAGACCAGGGTCCTAAAGGTGACCAAGGTCCAAAAGGTTCCCAGGGAAATACTGGTCCTACCGGCGACAAGGGCAGCAAAGGAGAGCTTGGAGACAAAGGTCAAAAAGGTCGTGATGGTAACAAGGGTGCTCAGGGCCCGAAAGGTGACCTTGGTCCACAGGGTCCAACTGGGCCTACCGGACCTCAAGGAACAAAGGGGAATACTGGAGCACAGGGACCCATTGGTCCTCAAGGTCCAACCGGCCCTCAGGGACAAAAAGGTGACCAAGGTCAGAAAGGTGAAGAGGGCCGTACGGGCCCTGGAGGCCCCGTAGGCCCTACTGGACCTACTGGACCACAGGGTGCCAAGGGAAGCACAGGTGCTCAAGGCCCTACCGGAGCAACTGGACCAAAAGGTGATACTGGTGGCCCTGGAGAAAAGGGACGCAAAGGAGATGACGGACCGCAAGGCCCACAGGGTAACCAGGGTCCAAAAGGTGACTTAGGCCCTCAAGGTCCTATTGGACCTACTGGACCTACGGGACCAACAGGGGCTCAAGGACCCAAGGGTAATACTGGAGCTCAGGGAGAGATTGGAGAAAAAGGACGCAAGGGCGAAGAAGGCCCTCAAGGCCCTCAGGGCAATCAGGGGCCAACTGGACCAACAGGGCCTACTGGGCCTCAAGGTGCAAAAGGAAATACTGGTGCTCAAGGACCTACTGGTCCCCAGGGTCCAACTGGAGCTACTGGCCCACAGGGTGCTCAGGGTCAAAAAGGTGCTACTGGTCCTACGGGAGCGAAAGGTGCTCAAGGTGCTCAAGGTCCCAAAGGTGACTTAGGTCCTCAAGGTGCTACTGGTCCACAAGGCCCTACGGGTCCAGTCGGTCCATTAGGTCCTCAAGGTGATACGGGTCCTCAAGGCAACAAAGGCAATACTGGTGCTCAAGGTCCTATCGGTCCAACTGGTCCATTAGGTCCTCAAGGCCCAATTGGTCCAACGGGAGCCAAAGGTGCTCAAGGCGCTCAGGGTCCTACGGGTCCCCAAGGTGCTAAGGGTCAAAAGGGTTCTACTGGTTCTCAAGGCGGACTAGGCCCTCAAGGACAAAAAGGACAAGTCGGTCCTCAAGGTGAACCTGGTCAAGATGGTGCTAAGGGTGCTCCTGGTCCTACTGGGCCTCAGGGTCAAAAAGGTGCAACTGGAGCTCAAGGACCTATTGGTCCAACTGGACCGCAGGGTGCTCAAGGTCAGAAAGGTGCCCAGGGCGCAACTGGCCCTACTGGCCCTACTGGACCGCAGGGTGCTCAGGGAGCTCAAGGTCCTAAGGGCGATATTGGACCAACTGGACCAACCGGCCCAACTGGACCTCAGGGTGCAAAGGGTAATACCGGAGCTCAAGGACCTATCGGTCCAACCGGACCTACCGGGCCGACAGGAGCACAAGGACCAAAAGGTGATGTTGGCCCCACCGGACCCATTGGACCAATTGGACCTCAAGGAGCAACTGGTGCTCAGGGTGCAAAAGGTAACACTGGTGCGACTGGTCCTACTGGCCCTACAGGTCCAACTGGACCACAGGGTGCTCAAGGGCAGAAAGGTGCAACTGGAGCCCAAGGTGCAACAGGTCCTACTGGTCCTACTGGTCCTCAAGGTGCCCAAGGGGCAAAAGGAAATACTGGAGCCCAAGGTCCTGCGGGACCCACTGGACCCACTGGACCTCTTGGGCCTCAGGGACCCGCTGGACCTACTGGTCCTCAGGGGGCTAAGGGTAATACTGGTGCCCAGGGAGCTCAGGGTCCAACCGGTCCTGTTGGACCTCTTGGCCCGCAGGGTCCCGCTGGACCTACTGGACCACAGGGAGCTAAGGGTAACACTGGAGCACAGGGAGCTCAGGGTCCAACCGGTCCTACTGGGCCATTAGGTCCTCAAGGTCCCGCTGGACCTACTGGTCCGCAGGGTCCGCAGGGCCTAAAGGGCCGCAAGGGAGACATTGGTCCTCAGGGAGACATTGGCTCTACTGGTCCTACGGGTCCAAAGGGTCAAAAGGGTAATACTGGAGCTACTGGTCCACAAGGCCCTACTGGTCCTCAGGGAGCTACTGGTCCACAAGGCCCTGCTGGTCCTACGGGTCCAACTGGAGCTCAGGGTCCCAAGGGTCAAAAGGGTGCCGATGGAGGAAGTGCGAATTTCGTTTCATCAGGTTCAGCGTGTAACAGCTGTGGATTCAACAGTGCTCCAGACGATACAGAATACTATCCAGTTGGATGGCTGAAATTTGGTGTATCTGGAAATGACTATTTTGTTCCAGCATGGCAGCAATACAACTAAGAACCACAATAGTGAAAAACATGGGCGCCCAAAAGGCGCCCTGTTTGTTTTTTGACATCTAATTGACTACATTTGAGCATCAAATTGAATTCACATGATGCTAAATGCCTTTATTGTAGATGGCTTCTACGACAATCCAGATGAGGTTCGTGCATTTGCTCTAGTCCAAGATTTCAGCGTAACTGGCAACTTCCCCGGGGCTCGCACCAAAAGCTTCAACAATGATAGCGTATTCAGTGTGCTCCAATCAATAGTTGGTCCCCACGCTGGGAAAATCAACTATTTTCCAGAAGACTACAACGGGGCTTACCAAATAACAACAGCCAGTGACCGCTCTTGGATACACGCAGACAACGGAACAAAGTGGGCTGGAGTAGTCTATCTTACTCCAAACGCACCCCTATCTAGCGGAACTGGATTCTTCAAGCACAAGGCTTCTGGACTCACTTGGTCTTCCGATGGAAAGGGAGACTGGAATGATGATTCTCAGGACATGACAAAGTGGGAGCTTACTTCATCTGTCGGGAATATGTACAACCGATTGATACTGTACCGAGGCAAGCAGTTTCATTCATCTCTTGACTACTTTGGCAACAGCTTAGAAAATGGCAGACTGTTCCAAACCTTCTTCTTCTCTACTGAGCGGTGAACATAGTATTTCACGTAGGTTACTTTTCAAAACCATGGAACGCAAAGACAGGCGGTCCAGGTGGCACTGAACAGTGCGTGATTAGTCTTTCTGACGAGCTTGCAAAGCTTGGGCACTCCGTATACGTATTTGGAGAGGTCAATCCAATGCATACGGACTATCCAATTGGTAGCGTAACCTATTGCTCATTTGAAAATGCGTTAATCCCGCAAGAGATAGACTTTCTAATAGGTGTTGGATACCTACATTACCTTAAGCCATTTAGTGAGCATAGGGTTGAAAATAGGCTGTTCTGGCTCCACAATGAAGAGCCATACTTCTGGTACAATGGAGTCAGGATGTCAGATGACGAAATTCATCATGCGTTTGATTCAACCGACAGAATCATCTGCCTAACTAGATGGCACAAGAATGACTTCATCTCAAGATATGGGTTACACGATGGTAAGGTTTCCATCATAGGAAATGGGATTGACGCAAAGAAAATTAGGAGAAGGGGCAAAAAGAGGGCGGATTCATACATTTATACGTCCCACGCAGAGCGTGGCCTTTCTAAGGTTCTTGACGATTTTGAAACCGGAGTCATATCTGGAGAACTGCATATATGTACTCCTAGGTATGGTATTGAATATCTTGAGTCATGGTTTTTAGACAGGATATCTAAGAATCCGAACATCATATACCATGGAGCTCTTTCTCAAGAAGAGCTCTATGGATTGCTTAGCCAAATGCAATACTGGTATTATCCCACCCAGTACAACGAAACCTATTGCATAACAGCTATTGAAATGCTTGCGCATCATGTGATTCCAATGGTAAATCCAATTGCAGGACTCGCGGATACGCTAAATGAATTTGCTTATAGTATTGATTGCTGGAATTGTGTTGACGATTACGTCAAGACAAGGTTCTGGAGCAATGTCGTAAGCGAATGGGAATTGTTATTTTATCAAATTCAAAACCAATCAAGTATGAAGATATATGATTTAGAGGTAGATAGTGTCGAGTTCATCCCGGCAGCCTCAAGAACAGCGCCGTATGATGTAGAAAAGACATACATCATCTGCCTTTACCCAACAGAGGAAAAGAAGGCCGAGCTATTGAATCGGTTCTCGTCTTCTGGCATAAGCTCAAAACAAGTAGTTGTCTTTGATGCAAGTAACGGCTATACAAGGAATCTGATTCCGCCAGACACAAAAGTTTGGAAGGATTGGAAAATCAATAGCGATAACAGCTGGTGGAATCGTGACGTGCTTCCTGGAGAAATTGGGTGTGCTGTATCACATTGGCGGATATGGAATGATGCACATTCGCATCGTCATAGCAAAATTCTCATCCTTGAGGAGGACTTTACCGTCATTCTACCATTCAACAGAGAGGCGGTTAATACATCTGAAGACTGGACCATTATGTATCTCGGTCACAGCTTCGTGAATCAGCCAGTTAGGACCGTAACTGCAAATCTTGTTCAGCCTGGATATACATATACGACACACGCGTATATGCTTACCTATGACGGCTGTCGTCTTCTCCTTGAGCAGAACTTCTTAAGCTCAATCATCCCTCTTGATGAGTTTCTGAGTGCTACCTTTTGCGACCATCCAAGAAAAGACCTGTCATGGATTTGGAAGGACAGCAAGGCGCTCGCAACAGTTCCAGCTTTCTTTGGGCAGAGCAGTACGAAAGAGACATCTACAACAGAAAACCAACCAGCCTTATCTAGAATGAATCTAAATAACTATAGCTACGAAGAGTTTGTGCAGCGCTTTGTGACATACTCTGCTCGGACGAAAGAATGGGAGCTCATTGTTGATGAGCCAATCAATGACGTATTCGTTTTCCCTCTGTTTACCGAAGAGTTCTGCAGCTTGCTAATAGAGCAAGCGGAAGAATCTCAGAAGTGGACCAGGAACCGACACTACTTCTATCCGACTTGTGATATGCTAATCAACGAGCTAGGACTTCAAGATTACTACCAGCGAATCCTTGAGGAATTCGTCTATCCGGTGGCCATTCAAAAGTGGGCACTAGAAGGAAAAGAGTGGCCCGTGCTTTCAAGCGAAAACTTCATCATCAAGTACGATGAGTCTGTGCAGGGTCATCTTGCGCTGCATCACGATAGCGCAGACATCTCAATGGTCCTTGCTTTGAATGATGACTATGAAGGCGGAGGAACCTACTTCTGGCGTCAGAAGCAGCTCCACAAGGGCAAGACTGGACACATCTCAATTCACCCATCTGTAATCACCCACCGACATGGTGCTCGCGCTGTTACGAAAGGAAAGCGCTTTGTACTTGTCTCATTTTGTAACAAACCCAAAAAATGAATCTAAATCTGATATTTGAACCAGGAAAGCCCCGCGATATGACGGGGTGGTATTTCTTTGAGGCAGCTTTCTCTCGTGAGGAAATTGCTAAAATCAAAGAGGAAATTGAGAAGGTGAGTTTCTCAAAGGCGGGAATCGCCAGTCATGCAACTGGCGAGGCCCTTAGTGTTGTCCGCAGGTCAAACATCAAGTGGCTACCGAAGGATAAGGCTTTCGCTTGGGTTTACGAGCGACTGATGAACTACATCACCATAGCAAATGAAAATATGTGGGGATTTGACCTCTACAGCGTATTAGACTCTATTCAGTACACCCAGTATGATGGCACGGAGAAGGGTTTTTACGACTGGCATTTGGATACGGGACCTAACGAGTTATCGTACCGAAAGGTATCGTTGGTTGTACAGCTGTCCGACCCAACTGCTTACAATGGAGGAGACCTTGAGATTCGTAGCGGCGGCGGAATAAGCAGTGCCTCTAAGACCATTGGAACCGTGACGATTTTCCCATCATATTTGTTACACCGAGTAACACCTGTAACATCCGGATTGCGAGAGTCTCTCGTGCTTTGGGCGGGGGGAGAACACTATCGGTAGTTTGCTATCTTTGCCTTTATGGCAAATGATGCAAACTTTCTCAAGAGGTATGGTCTTTCAGGCTTCAGCAAGCCAAAGAAGACTCCATCTCATCCTACGAAGAAGGGCATTGTTGCCGTCAAGATAGACGGCAAGCCCAGAATCATACGATTTGGTGACCAGAATATGGGTCACAACTATAGCCCAGAGGCCCGCAAAGCTTTCAAAACCCGCCATGCAAAGAACATTGCTAAGGGTCCGAGCAGTGCAGCCTACTGGGCTAATAAGTTTTTCTGGGGTGGTCCAAGCGCCGATAAGAAGATGCCACCAAAGTCTCAAAAATATACCCGTGGAATCTGATGGCAACAGCTACCAAAAAGAACCCAGCGCTTTGGAAACGAATAGTCTCCCAGGTGAAGTCTGGCAGCAAGGGTGGGGACCCCGGGGAGTGGAGTGCGAGGAAAGCGCAATTAGCAGTTTCGTTATACAAGAAAGCCGGAGGCTCTTACGGGGGGCCCAAGCGCTCGACTTCTCTCTCAAAGTGGACCCAGCAGAACTGGCGTACAAAAAGCGGTAAGCCTTCATCTGAAACGGGCGAACGTTACCTGCCAGAGAAAGCCATAAAGTCCTTGTCTTCAGCCGAATACGCTGCAACAAGCCGAGCAAAGAGAGAGGGAACAGCCAAGGGGAAGCAGTTCGTTGCTCAGCCAAAATCAATAGCAAAGAAGGTCAAGAAGTTTCGTTCTTAACTCACGCAAAATGCAAAGTGGTCATATCTATACATTTGCATAAACCATTAAATAAATTTTCATGAATTCAGCAGAATCACAAATGGCGGAGGCACTCACTAGTGCGGGATTTACGGTGTCGGATACACCACCCGCATTTCTAATGAATGATGCCCCAGGACAATTTACGGAGCCAGCTCCGGTGCAAACCGAAGCAGCTCCGCAAGCGCAGGAATCGACTCAGCCTGCGGCGGCACCTGAGCCACAAGCTCAGGGGCAACCGGAAAGTGAGCCGAGTTCTTTGACAGAACCCCTTACCGGGGAACAATTCATGCCATTCCCAGATGACATCTTTGGCGAAACGCCTACCGATGACGCATTCTCGGGAATGAGTGATGATGAGTTCTCCGATTTGTATGCTCAACTTGACCCTCGCATTCAAGTTATCGCAGACTTCGTTGCCAAGACAGGACGTTCTCCTGAAGATTGGTTCCGCTACCAAGCTCTAGACCCATCCGAAATGGATGATTTGACCGCGGTGCGAATCAATATCGCAAGTGAATATCCTAACCTTTCTAACGAAGAGGTAAATCTGCTGCTGTCCAGCAAATACAAACTGGACGACTCGATTTACAGCGAAGATGACCTTCGCCTCGGTAGCCTGCAGCTAAAGCTTGATGCTACAAAAGCTCGTACGCAAATGGAAACGCTCCGTGAGCAATTCCAAATGCCTGAGTTTGAAGAACAGCAAACATTTGACTCATTTGAGAATCCGTTCGATGAGGGTTGGATGCGCGGAATGCACCAGTCGCTCGGTGAACTTGGACAGATTTCATTTGACCTGCCCAACGGAAAAGAGTTCAACTACGGCATCCCCGAATCTTACCGAAACGAATTGTTTCAGGAGAATGTGCAGATGGAAAAGTTCTTCGATAAGTACATGGACGACCAGGGCAACTGGGACCACGACCTATGGAATATGCACCGCACGGTAACGGACAATCTTCCGAACATCTTGCAGAACATCTACCAGCAGGGGCTTAGCGATGGACAACGAGCAATCGTTGAACGCGCTGCCAACGTGGACGCATCTACTCCAGTCGCACCAGTACAAAATCAAAAAAGCGCCTTAGCCGAGCAAATCTTAGATGCGCTCGGACGGCAACAAACCTTAACATTCAAAATCTAGCATAAGTCATGTCTTTAACTAGCTCACCTCCTGTTTATAACGACAACAAGGCAGCAGTATTCCGCCGCCTTGACCCGACCAAGTACAGCTCCTTGGGCGACTACATCGACGAAGTAAACGCTCCTGACAACCGTGACCAATTGGTTAAAACCTATGGTTACCAGCAAATCAGTGGCGGTCTTACGGGGTTTCTAAACCTTACAGGCGCCGTACGCGGAAACGGTACCGCCGATGAGGTTCAATACTGGGAAGAAACTCGCCTGCACTCTTACGCAACTGTAGCTCCTACGGCTTCTGCCGCTGCTGCTGCTACTACGTTCGTAGGCCTAAAGGCAACCAGCGACGCTTCTGTCCTTCGCTTGAATGACGTAGTTCTTGTTGGTGGTCAAGACCGCTTCATCGTTACGGCTATCAGCCCGACCGGTGAAGTTTCAAACACCGCTACCGCTAACTACACCTTCCAAGCTCTTTCTAGCACTGGCCTGACCGCCTCTGTAAGCACGGCTTCCATCAACCTTCCGGTTATTGGTAACCTGTTTGCTCAAGGCACCGACCAGAACACTGGCTACTTGGAATCTAACGTTATCAAGCGTACGAATCCTTACAGCATCATCAAGGAAGTATTCAAGGTTACCGGTTCGCAAGCAACGAACATCGGCTGGATTAACGTCGGCAACGGCGACTACCGCTGGTACGTTAAGGGCGAAATGGACACCCGTGCTCGCTTCCTCGACAAGCGTGAAATGATGCTGTTGCTCGGCCAAAGCATCACTAGCTCTCTGACCACCACGAACATCCAAGGTCTTCCTACGGCTGGCGAAGGTTACTTCTCTGCCATCGAGAACCGCGGTATCGTACAAGCTGGCCAGATTGATGACTTCACCGAGTTCGACCTTTTGGTTGCTGAACTTGACAAGCAAGGCGCTGCTCCTGAGTACGCTATGTACGTCAATACGGCTCAAGACCTAAAGCTTGACGATATGGTTGCTACGTTGAACGGTGCTGCTGGATTCGGAAGCGCTACTATCGGTGTTAACGCATTCGGTGGTAAAGTGAACGAAGCTGCAATGCTGGGCTTCAAGTCGTTCTCTCGTGGTTCTTACACGTTCCACAAGCACTCTTGGAAGCTTCTCAACGACCCGACCTTGTTGTCTGGTTCGAAGTACCTCGGCGTAATGATTCCTATGACCACTGTTGTTGACCCCAAGACTGGCAACCGCGCCGCCGCCTTGGAGCTTAACTACAAGGACACGAATGGTTACAGCCGCGAAATGGAGCACTGGATGACCGGTTCTATCCTGGGCGTTGCTAACACGAACGAGGACTCACTGCAGTTCAACTACCGTTCGGAGTGCGCTCTGGTTACGCGTGCCGCCAACCAGCACATCCTTATCAAGGCCTAAACCTTGAAATCTGAGGAAGGGGGCTTCGGCCCCCTCCTCTTTTTCTTTCTCTTAATTTCATTTAGTAATGAGCACTGAACAAACCCCAGCACCCGCCAAGCGCGGACCCCGTGTCATCGAGGCACCCACTCCAACAGCTCCGCGTGGAGTACCCGTTGTAAAGCGGGAGCAAACACCAGACCTTCAAAAAATCTATGAGATTCCTTACGGAGGAGGTATTGTTTGCAAAATCAAATCTGAATCAACCGTATACGATAAGGAGACTCGCCAAGTACGAGGAATTCGTTACTGCCCTAACGAGCCAAGCGTATACATGGATGAGCAAAGCTACAGCGCACGCCGTGAGCACATTGTCTTCCGTAATGGAATGCTGATTGTCCCTGAGAACAAGCCGAACCTGGCTCAGTTCCTTGACCTGCACCCACAGAACCGTGCTAATGGTGGTGAATTATTTCAACTCGTAGAGCGTAGCCGTAACGTACAGGCTCAGGTTGACCGCGAGTTCTTGCTGCATGATGCTGTTGCTCTCGTTCGCAACAAGGAGCTCGACGAGCTACTTGCTGTTGCCGTAGCTCTTGGCATCAACATCCAGCAGAAGACCATTGAAATTCGCCGTGAGCTTCTCACAGAAGCTAAGGCGAATCCGGAGGCATTCATGAAGATGTTTGACGACCCCCGTGTCAAGTGCCGTTCTGCGGTAATCCAATCAAATGATTTTCAAATCATTTCACTTCGTCCTGATGGGGTATACTGGTTTGATAGCGGTCGCTTGATTCTGTCTGTTCCTGCTGGTCAAGACCCGACAGATATCATGGTTCGTTTCTGCTTGACAGAAAAGGGAGCGTCTGTATATGAGGAACTTGTTTCACGACTCGAGAAATTGTCGTAGATTTGTTTCACACATCAAGCGTCAGACCATTCTGGTTGGTATCCATGGTCTGACAAACTGGGGGCTTAGGCCCCCTTTTTCTTTTTGTATATTTGCTTCAAAGCCAAAGACTATGGCAAGTGTAGAAAGAGTATACCGTGCAGTAAAGGACATAGCGAACAAAGACCAGCGTGGATTCATTACGCCGGCCATCTTCAACGAGTTCGCAGGCATCGCTCAGATGAACGTATTCAACCGTTTGTTTGACGAGATGAGCCTTGCTGTGCGAATGCGTCGCGCTGGCACAGATGCTCAGCGTCAGTTCGCTAAGGCAAAAAAGGTTGAAGAAGACCTTTCCACGTTTTCAAAGAAAGCCACTTTGAACCTGGCTTCTGGAGTTGTTGATAAGCCGGCAGACTTTGCTCGTGTCATTTCCATAACGACACCGGGACGATACGTGCTTGGCCAATACCAGCAGTACCAAGTCCAGATTGTGTACAACACGGAGCACATCGACAGAATCCTAAACAGCGACTTATCTAAGCCGACGAGCACTGCACCAGTTGCGCTGATTGGAAATCAGATTGAGGTCTTTCCAAACGTAAATACGAGTGTCACTTCTATTGTGCTTCGCTATTACAAGCTGCCTCAGGGAATCGTTCCTACTACTGGAGCGAAGACAACCGCTGCGCCAACGTATGGATATACTTCGGTAGTTCCTGGTGTTGAGCTATACTCTGCAGCAAACAGCGTTGACTTTGAGCTTCCAGAGCAGTATTTCACTGAGATTGTTACGGAGATTTTGATGCTTGTTGGAGTGAACCTCAGGGACAACGACGTATACAACTACGCAGCAAGTGAAACCGCTAAAGACGAAGCTCAATAATGGCCACATCATACGCATTCATTCCATTAGACCAGGTAATCAACGACTACATCATTGCGATGCAGGAGGACGATTACGCGTCCAATGTATCTGACTACCAAATCCGCCAATACGCTCTTCGTGGTATTCGTGAGTTCGGGATGGACATCTCTGCGAATATCAAGAGCACGCAGCTTACGGTTAACGAGCAATATGGATACGTTGAGATTCCAAGTGACCTTCTTGCCCTGACCAAAATCGGACAGTTAGGTGCCGACGGTCTGGTATATGTTTTTGCCGAAAACAAAAACATGAACCTTCTCAAGAATCAGCCGGCTGAAGACGTACCAGATTACCTTCTTGGTTTTGATTCTTACGTCTTTCGCAATTTCATCTTTGAGTCTACTGTTGGCCGTTTGTACGGTATGGGTGGTGGACAGGGCGCTGGCGAATACCGCATGAACTGGGCAGAGAATCGCATTGAGATTTCCATGCTGTCCGATACTACTCAAGTAGTTATTGAGTACATCACCGATGAAGCTAAATGCGAAAACCCATGTGTACCGACCGCTGCAGAAGAAGCCCTGAGGGCATACATATACTTCAAGACGCTGGAGCGAAAGTCCAGCGTACCGATGGGGGAAAAGCAGCGTGCACGTGCCGAATACTACAACCAGCTCCGTCTGGCGAACTCCCGTCTGAAGTCGTTCAGCAAGGATGATGCTCTGCAAATCATCCGCCGCAACTACCGTCTCAGTCCTAAAGCATAATCTATGCCGTCTATTGATAAGCTCATACCGCGCTATCTCAACACCGATGATGATGAGCGCCTCGTAAAGAACGTAGAAATGACTGATGCGCAAAACCTGCGCGTGTCAGTTGACGTTGAGCGAGATGCGCTTGTAATCAAAAATGCTTACGGAAACGTAGCACGGTCTAGCACGCTTCAGAATGGCTCAATGCCTGCCGGAACCAACAAGACTATTGGCTCTGTTACTGACGACACGACCAATCAAATCTACTTCGCTGTATACAACAGCAACGACGCGCACCTAATCATCCGTTACGATGGTAATGGAAAGAAGGCATACAAGGTGTACCAGGACTCTGTGCTGCAGTTCTCGCAGAACTCATTTGTGCAGATGTCTGTCGTTCGCAACTCGAACACTGACATCTTGCTGTACCTCAACGATGGACTTACTCCGCCCAAAAAGATTAACGCAACTAAGGCAGAGCAGAGCTTCACTGGAATCGGTGGATACCCCGCTCCATTTTCTACTGGGACAGATGCGGAAAAGCTGCTCTACATCACTGTTGCTAAGCAGCCTCCTTTGGAGCCCCCAACCATATCTTTCACAAACAATCCAAACTACCCTCAGAACGACATATTTGAGAAGAACTTTCAGTTCGCTTATCAGTATGAGTATATGGATGGTGAGCAGTCTGCGCTCAGCCCGTATTCGGAGCTGAGCGTTACGGAGTTTCAGCTGAAGGATGGATTCATCAACAACGCAGACAGGTATACGCTCAACCAGATAAATATCTCTGTAACCAACAGCAAAGGAGACGTAAACAAAATCAAGATATACGCTCGTCGCGGCGACCGAGATGCTCCTTTCTTCCTGATTGGAACGCTGCTAAACAACACCACTATAGGAACTCAGGTACTTCAATTTCGTGATGACCAGAGCTATATTCCGCTAGCAGCCGAAGTACAGGACAAGCGATACGACAACGTTCCACAGGTTGCTGACTCACAAGCTATCTGCAGTAGCCGCCTCTTCTATGGCGGCTACACCGAGGGATATCCAAACCTTTCAGTAGAGGGAACGTCGGTTACTCCAAACTATAACGAGAAGCCAACGGTATATGACCTATCTGTTGCGTTTGTTTCGAATCCTGGGTCTTTCTATACTAATGATGAAACTCTTCAGAACAGATACTTCTCTATTGATTACTCGGGTCTTCCTGCTACTGTTACTGAGGACTCATCGTTGTTCTTATCATTTGCGTTTGATGATGGTTTTGTAGTACTGAAAAATAGACTTGGCGATAACGACAACTACAGCTTCTTCGCGGGAAACGGAAGTTCGGCAATCAATGTTTCTCCAAATGTGTCAGGAGCATCAAATCAACTTGAGGCCATTTCTGGCATGCGGATACCTGCAGATGGAAGTGGTTTGACTCCTGGACCAAATGCAAATGGTCCGTTGAACTGTCCTCCGACTATTCACTTCATTAAGCAAAAAGACACGAGCGAAACTGAAGACACGCAAATTCCAATCAATCATATCATTGGCGGAATCAAACTTCTAACTAGTGGGATACAAGTTCGTGAACGTGTAGATATTCCATCTGGAACTTCTCGAGCAAGCACTATTGCTTTAGTAGAGCGTGCTATCTGCAAACGCTACCCCTTTCTGGCCAATTCCCAGCCTGGTAATGGTGGATTTAGCCGATTTACAACGGGAGGAGATACTCCAAGCACTACTGAATCTGCTGCATTCAAAGGAAAAGGATATGCTCGTGTATTGCCAGAGGCAAACGGAGGGACTTCAACTCTGAAAATGTACAAAGTCTTGATTGACTCTCTTACTATTTCAGTTGACAAGTTTGTATTTGGAACGAAGCAGGCAGACGTAATAGACCCAGAGTCGCCAACAGCCCAATTTGATTTCATTGAGGGAGCTCGCAACTCATTCGGTCAAAATAATAGAATTCGCATCCCTGATTTTGTAAGCAATGGGCGCGGACAGCGTGTTAAGCTAAATGATTTCAGGGGTCAAACGGACGCTAGGGATGGGCAAGTATTGCGGACCAATGCCTCTGTGACTCAGGCTGGATGCTTCATGATTGCAAGCGCAAAAATGAATGGCACCCCATGTTTCAAATCCGGCTCCATGCACCAGCTTGGAGTCATCTATTTTGACGACCGAGGTCGAGCTGGAGGCGTTCAAAAGGTTGGAGCAGCTGATATCCTTCATACCAACAACAGAAGCACTCAGAACGGCTTAGATGGCTTTGCTAATGTGGTTATGCGTATCAAGCACAATCCGCCAGTATGGGCCAAGAGATACGCTCCGGTATACGTTGGAAGAGGTTCAATCATCAACAAGGTTCAGTACAGTGTAGGCGGTGCATATCTTGCATTCAACGATATGTCAAACCAGGGTTCTTTTGGTGCAAACCAAAGCATCTATCTATCCCTGAATACTCTTCAGGGTAAAGAGAATTCTTACACAAATCAGTTCGGAGCAATTATTGAATATGGATTCGCTATTGGAGACAAGGTGCGTATCGTAAGATATGGAAACAATCAAAAGGTTCAGTACGTATTCAAGGTAGTCAAGACGGTAAACCTCATAGATGATTCCTTGTTGAATCCTCTATTGGACAGAAGCTCGATGGCTGCTATTCAAAATACCACCGGTACGTTTCTTGTAATTGAGGACAACTCTCTAGCTGATGGCTTCAACTCAAAGAGCATTCTTGATAATGACACAAATTGGAATGACGATTGCGTTATTGAGATATATCGAGAGAACAAAGCGTTTGATACCACGCTCTACTACGAGATAGGCACCAACCTACCAATCACCGCTGGAGTTCACGGCTCAGAACGTACTACGCTTACCACCAGCGTTAAGCTCACTTCTCAATCTAGCAATCAGGTAAGCGGATATACCGTTGCTCAGATATACAAAGGAGACATCATTCAAGATGGCTCCGGAAAGAAGATAACTGTAGGTAACGTAACGCCAAGCACTGCAGAATCTGGATTCAACTACCTATTCTACGGAACTACTGACGCAAACTTCAGTATACCGTCCACAGCAAACTTCACTGTGACAAACCCAGATGCTGTTCTGCTTCTAAATAACGGTGATTCATACTATCGTCTTCGCACGCTCCTGACCGGGGCCGGAGCTACGAATCAGAATATCGTTAGCAATACTCGGATTGCATTTGCGCAGAACAATATCGTTGACTTTGTGGAAGACTACCGAGTTAGTGACTTTTACATTTCTGATTATCAATCACTTGGTCGCACGTTCCCGTTTCTTCCAGATGCCAGAACATACAAGCGCATTGGCTCGCTTACTTGGTCAGACCCATTCAACAACGAGAACACTACGCTTGGACTTTCTTCGTTTAACCTTACGAAGATTAACTATAAGGACCTTGCCTACGACTATGGTTCAATCAGAAGTCTTGTGCCATACAATGAGCTCATGTATGTATTGCATGAGCGTAGGACTGGTGTAATCCCAGTAGGACGAAACATCATAACTGCAGATACTGGAGAATCTCTGGTTGCTTCTAATTTGATTCTTGGTCCGGTCAAGTACTACACTGGCGAGTTCGGAATCAACAACAATCCCGAGTCCGTCGCTTCATACCGTGGATATGTGTTCTTCATTGATGCCATCGCAGCTAAGGTTTGTCGCATAGGATTTGAGAGTGGAATCGAGGTAATCAGCGAACAGCTTGTTGATGCATTCTTTGAAAGCAATCTGTACTCTACGCAAACGACAGCCACAAACCGTCGGTACATCGGTGGGGTGGACAAGGAGAATACTGAGTATATCATTAGCGCTGAGGCCCTGTATACGTCAGAGATTACGGTTGATGACACGCTAACAGGAAATGCTGCAATTGGATTTGGCTCTACCAATAGTGCGTCATCGCTAATCAATGCAGTCCCAGTTTACGACGATACTCTCACGTTCAACTTTGAGTCTGACCCTCGCGACTTTGACGTTAACCAGGATAACTTTGGAACTTCTGGAGCTGGTTTGATTATTACAAACCAGCTTACCAATCAGCCAATTGTAGCCCTGGCAGAGAGCTATTCCCCGGCGTACCAAAATGGCGCCCTTACTGCAGCCGTACCAGTTGCTGTTACGAGCTCTTCGTTTAACGCCTTCATGCTTTCTACCTTCAGCCAACAGACCACCCAGCTTACGCTGACCGATTCTGCTGAGTCTACGGGTACAATTACCAATACAGTCCAAACACTTCCTGCGTTTACTATAGCCTACGACATCCGTGAAAACTACTGGAGCACGAGGTATTCGTACATACCTGAGCAAATTGTATCACTATCTGATGCGCTCTACACCTTCAAGAACGGAATCATTTACGAACATAATCCTAGTGTTGCTCGCAATACATTTTATGGCGTTACTTCTCCAAGTATCGTTGAAGTGATTTCAAACTTCAATCCATCCATGATTAAGGTCTACGAAGCGGTTAGTCTGGAAGGCAATAGTCCAGCATGGTCTTGTACGATGAACAACTCATCTCAGACATCTTCGATTGCAAGCACAATCTGGCAAGACAAGGAAGGTTTCTACTATGCGCCAATCCATCAGGATTCGACGATGGGAGCCGTCTCCACCACCTCGACAGCTAACATCACGTCGGTAGATGGAACGTCTCAGTTTTTCTCTTTGGGTGTAGTAAACTCTGCGTCTGGTAGCGTCATCAACTTCAAGAACGCAATCAACAACATTCCGTTCCCAGTTGGTAGCACTACGGCACTGTACAAGCTCAACGTAGCATCAAGCCGTCTTGAGCCACTTGGATATCGCGCCAACAGCAAGAGTGGGGAAAAGCAAATTACTTGCAATGCGACGGCCTCTGGACTTGTCCAGAATGACGTAGTAGTCCTTGTGGCCACGCCATCTATTGAAGGAGACCCCGTGCGCGACTACTACTTGCAGTTGACTTTCACAAACTCTGTCACCACTGCGCACGAGTTGTACGCTATCAATTTGATATACTCTAAGTCTAATCTACATAACCAGCAAGGTCAGTAAAAAACGCTACTTTTGTAATATGGCTAAACCCAAGAAATTTGTTGTAGGAGGTCTGTTGAACCTCGGCTATGGTCTCGCCACTGCTGGAGCTTCGTATGCTCAGCGTCAGAAAGCTCTTCGCCAGATGGCTCAGCTCGACCAGTCAGAGCAAGGCATTGTGATGTCAGAAGCTGCTCGCCGTCGTGTTGCTCGTCAAGAGACCGACGCACAGATGGCTCTTGACCAAGCAGCCCGCTCTTCGGCATCTTCACTAGCCGCGGCCCAAGAGGCCGGCGGCTCTCGTGCCGTTAGTGCAATCAACCCTTCTGTTGCTCGTGCACAAGAAGAGGCTACTGCTCGTGCGCTTCAAGCGTTTGGGTCATACGGCGCACAGATGAGCCAACAGCAGGATTCTGACTTGCTGAACATAAGCCGTAGCCGCATTGGACAGGAGCGCGGCGCCCTAAGGGCAGCCGCCGACGCAGCAACCCAGAACATGGTTTCTGGATTGGGAATGGCTGCCGGTGGATTCGCAGAAACGCTCGGAAGTCTTCCCAAACTGGGCAAGAAGGATAAGACTCAGGAAACGGAAAGCAACTTGGGGACTCGTAGCTTGGGAACTCAACTCAATTTCCCGAACGTGAAAAAGCCAGCTCCTCTATTCGGAGCTACTGCAACAGAAGAGTACGAGTCTCCAGCTGGAAATATCGTTCTTGATGAGGTGTCAGTAACACCGCGCATTCAAGCCCAAGGAGGAAAAGCAGTCAAGACACCTGGTGCATTCTCTCACAAAACCAATCCTATTGATGTCATGAAAGACGGAAAGAAGATTGCTGAAATGACTGGTGGCGAGTATATCTTTAACCCCAAGCAGTCCGAACAAATGCGAAGCCTTTCCAAGCAAGGAAACTCTGCGCTCCATAAGTTCGTTCGTGACTTGCTGAGCAAACGTCAGTTCAAATAATGCGCAACGCAGATTACATACCCGTTGGCCAGATTCCAATGGTCGACCTTGGCGCCAAGTATGAGGCAGCTAAGGCTCGACGTGAAGAAGCTGAATTACGGAAGCTAGAGTACCTAAGCCAGTTCAAGAAAGTCCGAGGACAGATTGCGCCAGGGGTTTTGCCAGAGCTTGAGAAGTACTGGAATGAAATCCAGCAGAGCCTTGATTCTGGCGATATGTCTTTTGAGGCAAAGAAGAAGCGTCAGCAATTGCTCAGCGCCTATCAGGATATCGGCGCAAACTACCTTGACTGGACCAAAGAGCTTGACGAGCGAGAGGCTAGCATCTTAGCTGAGCCAGAGAAGTTCAACAACCCAGCTGAACTTATCAAGCAAATTGATGCTGATAGAAACAGATACATTCCTGCTGACATCATTCAGTCTGAAATATCTAGCCTTCCCCAGTTGGGCACCTTTTACCGCTACAAAATGCGGGAGATGTCTCCAGTGAAGGCCGCAGAAGGCCTTCTTTCCTCGCTGAAGCAGGGCGGTGGTCTTAGCAATGTCTACGACCCGAATACTGGCAAGATAAACCGCGAGGCTCTTGCCCGTACGGTGAACGCATACTTTGACATCAATCAGCTCACCCAAGAAGAAGAAGACCAGGCAATTGCATCTGTCGCTCAAGACCTTGGAGTGGGCATTGAGCAGTTTGGAAACTTGCAAAACCTATCTTCTGACAAGAGGAAAGAGTATCTGGGTATGTTTGGAGAGAACCTCCTTAACGCCCTAAACACTTTGGTTGCAAACGACATTACTACAGAGAAAGAAGAGGACGCTCGCCAGATTGCGATATATCGAGCAAAAGCAAAGATTGAGCAGTCAATGAAGCAATCGGGGACTCAAATGCCCACCTTTAACCTATTTACTGGAAGCGTTCCATTGGTTCAGGTTGACAAGCGAGACAAGAAGGGCAATCCTATATCAACTTCGTCTGGTGATGCAAATTTTGTATTTCACTATACGGTCCCAGGAGATAAGCCTTCTTTCGTTGACCCCAGAACTAATACGAAGTTCACCATTACAAACGCTGGTGTTACTAGTGATGGAAGGCCAATGCTTGTGGGAACTCGGAGCCTAAAATTGGCGAACAAGGATACAGAAGTCGTGAGTGAGTTGATTCCAGTAACTCAAGAAATTCTGTCATCATTGAGCAACGTAAAGCAATCTCAGGCAATTGCTGCTGCGATACAACAGCTAAACGCTACATACAATGAACTTGCCTCAACCCCAGCGGGTCAGGCATCGTTGATGCAAATGCTTGGACAAATGCCAGCAACTCCAGGAGCCCTTGGCTCTATCGGTGTTCCGGCTACCAATGCACTTACCGACCCCATTTTAGCTCAGACATACAAAAACCTTTACGGTATCGACTACTAAGTATATGGAAGACGAATTGATTCTCTCCCCGGCAGACCAGGCTAAGCTTTCCAACGTCTTGAATAAGATGCGGGAGAAGGGTGCCCCAGAGTCTGCAATTGATTTCGTTACTAAAGACTTCACTCAGAAGTATGCTCAGCCGGCAGTAGCGGAAGAGGTTAAAAAAAAAAGCACTGGCGAATTTCCATCACAGTTGGAAACTTCTCCTGCGGCTTTTTCGTGGAGAGACCTCTATGAGACTCCCAAAAGTGACGTTCCAAAGATATTTGGTAGCCTAAGCGAGCTTAGGAAGTCTCCATCTACGGCTTACGGAGCTACGTCTTTCAAAGCAGACGAGAAGTTCACGTATCCGTTCTTCCATGGGGAGAAGAAGGAAAAAGAAGATGCTAGCGGATTTTTCCCGTCGTTCAAGGAAGAGAAGCCGCTTGCCGGCCTAGAGGCTGCTGTTGAGGGCAAAGCGGAATTTGCTGCACCTGATAAGCTTATCGTAGATGAATCTCCTAATGAGCTTCAGCGTCTTTACAACCGCTCGGTTGCGCGAGGACTACGCGGACAGATTGCAACAGGGGTTTCTCGCCCCGGAAATCGCATTGAAGACCTTGCGTACCTAAACTACATTGAGCAACGTGACGCTCCTCGTAAAGGAGACTGGCTTGCTGCTGCACCCGGAACATTCGTTGGAGCTCCTGCATTCCTTCTTGATGCTATTCGTAGCTCAGCAGAGAGCCTTATCTCTCAGTTCGCCGCATCTCCAGTCGGTATCGCTGGAGCTGTTGCTGGCGCGGGTGCCGGAGCTGGAACTGGTGCTGCGCTTGGTGCAGCTGGAGGTCCGCTTGCTGGTGTAACCGCAGCTGGAGGCGCCACTCTTGGCGCCCTTGGCGGATTTTCGGCAGCGACCTCTGCGGCTATTGAGTACGGCAGCAAGATAAATGAAGTATTGGCCGAGAACGGAGTAGACGTTACAAACGAAGAACAGCTAACCAAAGCATTCGCCGACGAAGAACTGATGGCCAAGGCCAAAGAAATGGGTCTTCGCCGAGCTATCCCAGTTGCCGCATTTGATGCCATTGCCGGAATGGTAGGTGGTAAGCTGATAGCTCCCGCTTTGGCAGGAGCTACCGCTAAGCAGGTAGCGAAAGTAGCAGCCAAAGAGGCAGGCATTCAAGCCGGCCTCGGTGCGGCTGGAGAGCTGTCTGGACAGGTTGTTGCAGGAGAAGAAATCAAACCTCGAGAAATCGCTCTTGAGGCCTTTTCGGAGGTTCTTACGCCTGGTCTATCCACTGCATACAACATCATCAAGGAGAAGGCTCCTACGGAGGCCGAGCGCCAGTATGCGCAGTTTGCATCGGAGCAAGACCAAAAGCGTCTTGCTGAAATCCGTAACCTCACATTTGCCGTAAACAACGCTGAGATTGCGAATCTTGATGACCAGATAAGCGACCTTCGCCGTAGTCGAATCGAAGAGGGCCGCCCTGAGCGGAAGGCGATTGATGAAAAAATCAAGAGCCTGGTGGAGCAGAAATACACTCGTATGCGCTCAATTCAGGAAGACCTTCTTGGTGTTCTGTCCGATGAGGAAATAGCACGGGCTAACACCTTGGTCGGAGACGTCATCAACGCAAGCGATGCGCTAAAGAAAAACCCCGACCT